CAGTGTTTGGATTTCGCTCTCAGCTTCCCGAATCTTCAGGGTATGTGGGGAGGTCTCTCTCCGCGTCAACGAGTGAGTGAACGTCGTCGTCGCTATCGTCAGCGAATGAACGCTCAGGGGAAACGTAAGTAATGGCGTCAGAGCAAGTTCAGAAAGCGCTTGACCGTCTTGATGGCGTAATGCAGTCTGCGCCAACGCAATGGTATGCACGCTGCCCGTGTCGTAGCGACGATGAGAACCCATCGCTGAGTGTGGGCGAGGGGTCAAACGGGGAGTTATTGATGACGTGCCATTACGGCGACCCGTGCAACTACCAAGAGATTCTTGATTCGATGGGTCTAAGTGGAAAAGAAGTAAGCGTCCGCAAAAAAGAACTCGACTTACAAAAGCCTGCGAGTAAGAAGCGAAAACTTACAAAGGTTTACCCATACGAAGATGAGCAGGGGAACTTGCTCTTTGAGAAACTTCGCTACGTAACCGAAGATGGCAAGAAGTCGTTTGGGCATCGACGCCCTGACCCGGATAATCCAGCTTCCTATATCTATAACGCGACCGGAGTTCGCAAAGTTCTCTATCGCTTGCCAGAGGTTATTGATGCGATTGTTCATGAGAAAACAATCTGGCTTGTTGAGGGAGAGAAAGACGCAGACACTCTTGCAGCAAAAGGTCTTTGCGCAACAACAATGTCGAGCGGTGCAGGTCACTGGGAACAAGACTTCACCGACATTCTCGCTGGAGCAAAGTTTGTTGAAATCATCGCCGATAATGACGATGCTGGTAAAAAGCATGCACTTAGTGTTCGTGAGCTGATTCTTGCCGCTGGCGGGAGTTGCCGAGTACTCGTATCTCCGTTCGCAAAAGATATTACCGACCACATCACAGCAGGTCACCATGCATCAGATTTAAAGGAACTTGACTATGAGCTGCCAGAAGGTGTGGCAGGAGAGCTGTTAGAGGTTTCCCAAGAGCAAGCAGTACAGGATGAACTTGTTGCGGGCATAGCGGAAGTGATGGGGCTTGACCATCTCACGTTAACCCAAAAGATAGGTCGCCTTTCTCTGATTCTTGGAACGTATTCAAACCAAGACATTGTTGATACTGGTCGTCTCGTTAATTGGCAGGAGTTTCTCCAAGAAGCCGATAACGATACATATGAATGGGTCATCCCTGGTCTGCTCGAAAAGGGGGAGCGTGTAATCGTTGTCGCTGCGGAAGGTGTCGGTAAGACGATGCTTGCACGACAGGTTGCATTGTGTTCGGCAGCAGGGATGCACCCGTTTACGTTCCAACCAATGCCACCGGTACGAACTCTGACAATCGACCTTGAAAACCCTGAGCGAATTATTCGCCGAACTTCGCGAAACATCATGGAGCAAGCAGTGCGTAAATCTGGTGCAAAAACAGTTGATGCACGTCTTTACATCCGCCCACAGGGAATCGATATTTGTAACCCGCGCGACCGAGTTGTGATTGAACAACTTGTAGACGAGGTTAAGCCACAGTTGCTGTGCATGGGGCCGCTATATAAGGCGTATCTCGATAATGGAACAAAGACATCTGAAGCTCTTGCAATCGAGGTGGCAAAGTTCTTGGACAAGATTCGTGACGTTTACGGTTGCGCTCTATGGCTCGAACACCATGCCCCACTAGGTTCGACGATGTCTACCCGTGACCTACGTCCATTCGGTTCATCCGTATGGTCGCGTTGGCCTGAGTTTGGTATCTCTATCACGCCAGACCCAACAGCAATTGAGGGCTATGTCTATGATGTGCGACATTTCCGTGGCGCCCGAGACAAACGTGCTTGGCCTATCAAGATGAAGCGCAGCCTGACCCTGCCATTTGAGGTCATAGAATTCATGAAAATGGATTAGACTATTTACATGGCAGATAGCTCTAAAGCATTGACAAAAGAGTTTTTGGCTGAGCGTGATACCCGCATATTCAAGATGAAGCAGGCAGGTCACTCTAATCAGGAGATTGGTAGACGCTTTGGCGTGAGCACGCAGGTGGTTGGTAAGGCGATTTCTAGACAGCTTGAGAAACTTAACCGTGAAGCACTAATGGCTTATCCGGAAGTTCTCCGTATGGAACTGGAAAGACTTGATGCTCTCCAGCAAGCAATCTGGCCAATGACGCAACCGCGCAAACAGAGAATGGATGATGGCACTGAGGTAATCCAAGAGCCAGACCTGAAGGCAATCCAACAGGTGTTGGCAATCATCGATAGACGCGCGAGACTTTTGGGTATGGAGCAGAACAACGTGAACATCCAAATGGACGTCGGTATGCAGACACCCATGCGCGCAACTCTTGCTGGTGCTGTTACTCGAACTGCTTCTGACCAGTTCAGCCCGGAGACCGAGGTTCGCAAACTATTAGAGATTATGGGTAGTTCTGGGGTGATGCCGCAGGATGAGATTGATAAGATTCTTGGTACTTCCAAGAGGCTCAACGAGCTTGCCTCTGGCGGAGAGATATTCGATGCAGAGATAATCGAGGATTCGGTGGAAGAGATAAATGAGGATAGGGAAGAGACTGATACTGATGGCAAAGACTGACAAGAAGCGCCCAGAGATAATTAACATCCTGGAGCAGCCAGCAGTTGACTTAGAGGCAATCGTCCCAGAGGCTGAGGAACTCGACAACATTGAGGCTGCAATGGGAAAAGTTGCAGAGACGCTGAATACAACCCGCAAGTCCAATATTGGGTCTGCTCCTGGAGAGCCCGCACAGCGTCAGGTACTGATACGGGCATCCGTGCGCGACCACGAGCGCTGGAAGCAATGCGCAGAGATGAAAGGCATGGCCCTATCTGAACTGATTCGTGAACTGTGCAACAACCTTGCTGTAGAAATGCTTGAGTGTTCACACCCAGCAGAGTTCCGTCGTACGTACAAGTGGTCAGATACTTGTACCCGTTGTAATACACGATTGAGGTAATGAATGAAAGTTGAGTACATCTCGTTCAATGACTTTCTGGCAGATGCCAGCATCAAGTTCGAGAAATGGAGCCAACAAGACAAGTCAATGCGTTATGGGCAGGTCTATTTCAATCTTCTTTCTGCAGCACGTCCTGATATAGCCGAGGCTTTGAGGGGAACAATGCTTGACCCGTTTCACAAGGACTCCGTGAAGCCGGAGACTCACAAGTTTGTTGAGAGCAAGTGGTGAGATGGGCATCTCAATATACGACGACATTGTTGTTGGGCATATACCTCTCACTCCGACTAGCCAACAAATTGATGGAGTGGAAACTAAAACGGCAAATGAATCACTCCTGATGCACGCGGCCCTATTCGGGTTTGCTGTTGGTTATGAGCAGGAACAGAATGGCCGAATCATTCAGGACGTATTCCCAGTAAAGGGAACTGAAGAACGTCAGATTTCTACGTCGTCTAAAGCTGAGCTTGCTCTGCATACAGAGACGGCATTCCACCCGTACAAGCCTGACTATGTTCTGCTTCTTTGTCTTCGTGGTGATGCACACGCAAAGACTACGTATGCGAATTTGTCCGACGTGCTGCCAAAGCTCTCAGGCGAAACAATCAAGGTGCTACAGAAGAAATCGTTTGTCACCGGAATCGATGAGAGCTTCCGTACACGTGGTGAGCCAGATATGGATATACCCGTATCGGTTCTTACCGAGACTGAATCTGGTTGGCAGATGATTTATGACACAACTGTTATGCGTGGTACGGATAATGAATCGAATGCTGCGTTAGAGGAATTCGGTGATGCGTTGTTTGATTCCGTGCAATCTATTGCGCTGAGGAAGAACCAGTTACTAGTGATTGATAACCGGAATACCGTCCATGGCAGGAGCACATTCCAGCCTCGTTACGATGGAACCGATAGATGGCTCAAGAGAGTTCTTGTCGTGGAGAAGCTTCCTCCAGACACTGATTATAAAGATGGTGTAATTACTACGCGTTTCCCGCGCTGATTACATTCTCCAGTTGGATAGCCCGCCCGCGCTGTGTTCCATGATGTAGCGCGCGACACGAAGGTTGCAATCAACAGTCTTGAGTCCTTGCATGCGATTCTTGACAGCATCTTCACCGCAGACTTTTGCCGTTACGGACTTCCACGAAGAATTAATTTGAAGGAGGCCTGTATCGTATGAGCCATCCTTGTTGAGTGCATAAACCATGTTTCCATTTGCATCCCATTTGGCATTCTGTGCCTTTGGACGGCAGCCTGATTCTCGCCAGGCAATGTACGACCAGGTTTCTACTGGGAAGAGCCCGTAAGCCTCAAATACTGGCTCAAGTTTTGGACAACGCATTGACTGGTCTGCTGGAACTTTTGCCCGTCTGCCAGGGTGGTCGTTACGCACTGGCGGAAGGTCAGGAAGCTCTAGGAGCCCAAATCGCTTCACAAGGGTCTGTTGGTCACCTTGAGCGTCAGCGGCCCTAATAGAGGCTGCTGGAGCGTTATGCGGGCCGTTTATGACCACGCTCTGACCGTCCTTGCTTGGAAGGCTTACCCCTCCGATAAATAAGAGTATAGAGATTCCATATCCAAAAAGATTGTTCAATTCCTTTTCCTTTGTTCGGTGAATAAGACCAGGGCTGAATTTGAGAAGTGCCCTCGATAGTTAGTTAGCTAACCTCATGCATAAATTATACCCCCCTCTGACACCAAATCGCAATATTTTGTCAATTGATAGGGCAAAAACGTCGTGTTTGAGCCTTATAGGGTAAGGGTTTGAAAAAAGTAGGGATTTTTTTGCCCAGAAACGCCAAAACCCCCTCCGAGCGACGTTCCGCGAACACTCGAAGGGGGCAAGACGCCTCTATGAGAAGAGAACTAGAAAGGCTCTTCCTGCGAAGGTGCAGCCTTCTTTGCTGGTGCTGCAGTCTTCTTTGCCGCTCCAGCTGAAGCCATTTCGCCGTCTTGCTTAGCACGACGCTCGTACGACTCGATGCCGATGAGACCGAGGCTTACCTGGTCTGCGATGATGACAATCTTGCTGCGCTTGTCACCCGTGGTCTTGTCGTTCCAGGTCTGCTGCTCAAGACGACCAACTACGGTCACGCGTGCACCCTTGGTCAGAACGCGTGCAACGTCCTCTGCCAGGTAGCGCCAAGCGTGGATGTCGTAGTAGGAAACCTGTTCCTTCTTTTCGCCGTTGTCGGTCCAGACACGGTTGTCTGCGATGCTGAACGTCGCCTTTGCGGTTCCGCTGTCGAAGAACTGGATTTCGGGGTCTGCTGTGAGATTTCCCGTGACAGTGATTGTATTTGACATTATTTCTCCTAACTCGCTTTTGGGTGGCCGTAGCCTTGAGGGAATCAGCATAGCGCCCGTGCTAGGGTGTTGCAATGCCTATGACAGAAAAGTTTGCAGAACAGCGATTGGAAATCCTTAAGCATTTGCAAAAGGAGCTATTCAATCTAGTAGCCACTCCAGATATGCCTGATTCAGAAGAGCAGACTGTGCTCATCGAGATGCGTGAAATTGCTCAAGCAATCCTTCTTGCCCTTGGGCTCGAAGTAACCGGAGAGTCAGATGGCGTTATCACGGCCAACATCATTCTGAGCGAGATACCAGAGTCATGAGAATTCACCCGTCTATTGAACACTTGGCGGTGCCTGTTAAAACACTCGTGCCCCTTGAAAACAATCCACGCAAAGGCGACCTTGGTGCAATCATCGCTTCATATAGACAGTTCGGCCAGGTTAAGCCCATAGTCGTGAAGACAAACGGCGACGGCACTTCAACAGTGATTGCCGGTAACCATCAGCTACAGGCAGCCAAGCAGATGGGTTGGACAGAGATAGCCGTTGTCGAACTTGATGGTGACGACCAGGAAGCAATTGCTTTCGCTCTCGCAGACAACAGAACAGCGGAACTTGGCTTTACGGATAACAGCCTCGTGCTTGAACTTATCCAAGAGATACCTGAGTACACGCAGCTTCTAGAAGACCTGCAATGGGACGAGTTCGAGATTGCTGCCATCACAGAGTGGACAGAGAAGAACGACCCTGAAGAAGAAGATGAGCGTGGTTACGTTGCGCCCGTGATGGTTGAGCAACCAAGGCTAGATAGCGCTGTTGTGAAGACGTCAAAGAACGAAGATGGCGAGACTGTTCTTACTGCTACTGAAGATGTGGATACGCAAGACGCAGTTACCCGTGGCAGTGGAGCAATTAACTCCGGCGGTGGCGGTTCGGCAGTGGTTCAGTACACGCTTGTGTTCGATGATGCAGACCAGCAGAAAGACTGGTACTCGTTCATTCGTTACTTGAAGTCATCACCCGTATACGAAGGTGACACAACCGCAGAACGTTTAATGAATTTCGTGCAATCGCACGCTGACTACTAGAACAGGTCGTCTGGCAGGTCTTTCAAGAAGACTGGGCGCTTGTTGTCAACGTCAAGCGCATCGATATAGGCATCGCCTTCTTCTTTACGCTTCTTGGTAACAACAACGATGATGTACGCAGCGAGCAACCCGTGCGCAAATCCGAGAATAAGTCCTAAGGTGTAATCCATAATCATGTATCAGACGATATCGGGCTTACAGGTATTTTGCAAATTCTTGTCCGAGTGAGCGCTTCGTCTGTGCCCCAATAACTACAACCTCTGGGGAGCCGTTAACGAACGAAATCATTGTCGGGATGCTGAAGATGTTCAGTTCCTGGGCAATGGATGGGAACTCATCGATGTTGATTTTGCCAACGATTACCTTGCCCCCGTGTTCTTGTGCGAATGCTTCAAGCTCTGGGGCCATTGCTTTACATGGTCCACACCAGGGGGCCCAGAAGTCGACAACAACTGGCTTGTCCCCTGATGTGACAAATGTTTCGAATGTCGTGTCTGTGAGTTCTGCAATCATGTTTACTCCTAGCGAACTGGGCATGCACCCGTAGAGCAATTGTCGAGGTCGAGCATGTCGCCAGCAACGGTTTGCATTGGGACAGTGAAATCGATTTTGCTGTACAAGCGATTGTACTCTGCCTCAGTGATTTCCTCATATGGAGGCAGTGGGAAATTGTGGTCAGCGTGGAGCAGGAACGATACAGACTTAACGCTCTTGTCGTAGTTCTTTGACAGCCACTCTTTGATGGAGTCAAGCTCTTCTTTGCGGTAGTACACGGTCACAGAGACTGCGTTGTCTGCCCACTCTGTCTGCATCTTCTTCACCCATTCGAGTTGCTCTACTGCGGTCATGCTGGCTGCGAGAACTGCACCCGTAGGTGATTTGCATGGGAACTCGACAACGTAACGAGTGTGGTCTTCGCGACCATCGATGCCAATGTCCCAAACAACCTTGTAGCCACGCTTACGGCAGGCTTCCACTAGTGGGTCGGATGAGCCGAAGCGCACACGACGGATGTAGTACTGAGCAAACGCAGGGTGGATACCTGGCGTGACACCTGGAAGCAACGAGAGTGTTCCGGATGGCTGAACTGTTGTGAGGCGAACGGACTCTGGGAAACCGTGCTCCTTGGAATACTTTTCGTCAAAACCGCGCAGGTACTCATAGACGGTTGGCAACCACTTGAGTTGCTCTGGTGAGCACTGGAGGACACCCGTGATGCTTTGGCCGAGTCGTGCATTCTTCTTTACGATGTCTGTGGTCTTATCGTATGAGTAGTCCATTCGCGTGATGTGCTTCTGCGTCATGTAGAGCAGACGTGAGATTGACATGAACTGCTTGAGTGATTCAACGTTTGGAAGGAATACGGTTGCAAGGTTGCATGATTCTCCGTTTCCTAGTGCGATTTCTGCACATGGGTTGAAGCCTTCGATGCTGTTGTCAGGGCGCTTGTCACCGAGACGACCGTATGTACGTGCGAGCTTGCGATTGACGAGACCGTATGGTTCACCTGTTCCGTCGTAACCGCGCCAGAGTTCCGGCATGATTTCCTCATACGCATCTGCGTAGATGGAGTTGTTGGAGTTAGCACGCCATGCTGGGATGGTACCCGTGGACCAATTCTTGGCACGAATGAAAAGAACATCGTCTGGGTCACCAATTGCAATCTGTGCCGAACGGCGTGATGAGCCAGAGACAACAATGCGGCCAATGATGTTGCAAATGTCAAGCACGTCAATTGAGCGGAGCTTCTTGCCTTCACGATTCTGCATTACTTTGCAGATGTCTGCGATGCCATCAATGAGTGCGCCTGGTCCTGATGCTGTTCCACCGAATGTCTTGAGCGGTGCGCCATATTCACGGATGAGGATGGTGGAGTACGAGAATGACTTACCCGTGTCGAAATATGACTTCAATACTGCATGAAGTAAACGCTTCCATCCTTGACGTGAGTCTGGGACAATAATGTCTGCGTCGTTGCTGCGTTCGTGTGTGATTGTTACGCCTGCTTTAACCTTTGGCAAGTCGTGAATCTTTGAACGCTCTACAGAGAAACCTACGCCACCTCCGAGCATGAGGTATTCAAAGAGCAACTCGAAGTCTTCAATCTTTTCGATGTTGGTGAAGTAGCAGTTGTTCAATGACGACCCGCTGAACTTATTGACGAGTGGTGTGCCTAGTTGCCAGAGTGCACGACCAGAGAATGAGCAACGCAGGTTGAACATGTGGTCAAAGAGTTCTTCTGCATCTTTGGTTGTGTAAGGAACGCCGATTGCTGCTGCTCCCTCAATCGCCCGTGTGATGGTTTCGACCCAGGTCTCATTGCGACCTAGTTCTTCGATTGAGCGGCTATAGGTACGGAGATAGACGACTTCTCCGAGTCCTCCAAAACCCCAAGGTGAAACCTTGTCCTTGTAGCTTGCAATGAATTCGGGGGATAGCAATGACATATTTATTCTCTCTCTTGGGTAGGAATGTGTGGTTGACTATTTTAGCCGAGGTAAAAAAACGGTGCGTCTAGTTGATGCCAAGCTCAATGGCTTTCTCAACTGTGACGTAACTTCCCTTTCTCGCCAGTATCACCTTTGCTTTTGTGAAGGGTGATATTTGCCGCTCACCATACACTGTTTCTTGGACGAGCACAAGTTGCTTGTCTTTCATAGAATCAATGACGGTGTCAGCGAACGCAATGTACGGAGCTTCCTGATGGTCTGGTGCACAGTCACCCGTGGGGTGTCCACAGACTATGCATGGTGTTCTATCTGCTTTAGTGATTGGGATATCCCCAAATACATAGTCTCCAGAACGGAAGATATCTGACATAACGATATTCTACACCAGTTGGAATTAATGTTAAATGGCTATATCCTGAAGATATATGTCACCAGTTGCACGAGTCTTTGAGATAGAACGTCCGGAGAAGTATCCGGAATTTAAA